GATTGGTTACGGTGCTCCATTCGAGATTGACCCACAATCAATTGATAACGCAATTGCTGAAGCATTCAATCGTCTAAAAAAAAACAGAAGGTAAACGAAGGGGTTTTTGAAGAAAGACCTACTAAGTTAGAAATACCAAACAGTGACCCTATGGGTGGCGATATGGATGGCATGGGTGATTTAGATAATGCTCCAATGCCACCAATGGGTCCTGATGATATGGGAATGGATGACCCTAACGCTATGGGCGGTGCTGAACCTATGGGAGAAGACCCGAACGGCATGGGTGGAGAAGACCCAATGGCTGATGGTGGAATGGATGACCCTAACGCTATGGGTGGTGAAGATGATGAACTAATGAATATTATCAATGGTTTATCAATCGAAGACAAGGCAGCAGTAACAAAGTACGCTAAAAGTATGGCTGATGATTCCAATGGGGGAGAAACACCAGATATGGGTGGAGAAATGCCAATGGAATCTAGACGAAATGTAAGGAATCTTATAGATGAAGTTATAAATGATGTTTTGGACAATAGAGAAGGAACTAAAAGACCAGAGAAGAAATTACCAAAACAATATAGAAATGTTGAAATGCCGTTTAAATCTCCATTCTAAATAAACAAAAGGATACCAACGAGGTATCCTTTTTTTGTTCTATACAGATATTTATATTAAAATTCATAATTATGAAAATACTAGTAAAAAGAAACAATAACTTAATAAATTTGGGCGAAGGAAAAATTTATTCAAAAAGCCAATTGAGACTTAACGAATTAGATGCAAACATCGGCACGGCAAACGGAATTCAGCAAGCCCAAATGAAAGCAAAACAGTTAATGAACCAAAACGCTGGAGTTGATAGTGCTTCTGTTGAAGCTGGTAAAGCAGACGGTCAAAACGACACAAACAGCGGTGAAGGCTTAGAATTAAAAGTGCCAGTTAATGCCACTGGAAAACAACTTGCGCAAGCCCAAAGAATGACAAGAGACCAAAGTGCTGATGACGCTCAGATTACATTTACGAAGCCTCAAACATCTTCTTCCTCAATGGATACAAATGAGTCAAGGATTGTAGAAATGAGAAAAAATTCAATCCCATTCACTAAAAAAGAGTTGCACAAATTTTTAAGAGAGATATAAAATGAAAAAAATATACATCAGCGAGAATACAATATCGAATGTGGTTAATGGAAGACTTTTGCCACAGTTTTTATTTAAATTGGTTAAAACACATACGACATCACTAGGGGATAATGAAGCGTTTCCATCTAGTGACGATTATCCTTTTGATTATGTCTTGCTGAAAAAAAGATATAACGAAGTTTGTGATGCGATAGATGATATTGGTTTGGTGTCATTAAACGAAGACGATTTAGTTAGCGAACTAAGTTCGTTGGTAACAGAATGCAAGAGATTAGAAGAACCAGTGAGAGACGCATTAGAGAAAATATGTGAGAATGCGTTAAACAGATTGTTTGCAATTCCAGAAGAATCAATTAATATGTCTTTTAAATTGGTAGATAAAATCAAGTTTAAAAATGCTATTAGAATGAGACCAGAGTCTAATGATGATGCGAAATATACATTCAAAGATATTGCTGATATTGATTTGTCTAATAAGGCTGTCGGAAAAAGAAGATTCATCAATGCCCTTATACAAGGTGCTGCATACTTATATAGTGGAATAGAAGGATTATATATTGATGATATAGATAAAATAAATCCGAAACTCCCTAGATTATATAGAAAGATTAGAATAATTAATGATTATTTGCTTTTTACTAAGAAAGAAGAAATGTCTGATGATAAACCAATGCAAGGTTCGTATGTTGAGACACACTTAGGAATTGCAGACACAAAAACAACAATAAAAGTACAAGGTCTTGTTTTTCCATTACTGTTCCAAGAGTCCATTAAGGGTTTATTTGAACTATTCTCAGCGCATGGTTTACCGCAAGATAGGGATAAAGCACAGTATATCGTTAAAAAGGCTGATTTCGTTCTTGCAGAGCCTTGGGATTTAAGACTTGGTGTTGGTTTATGGAAAATGATTTTCGGTGGCGTAGAAGACACGAATATGATTCCTTATATGTTTACATCTTTTGTTAAAATTCCAACAAACGAGTTCAACTTGTCAGTTAAAGAAATATTGTCTAATACAGAAAAAGGGAACGAAATAATCAATGCGTTAATGACTGATGCTGAATATGACAATGGATACCAACAGTTTACCAACAGAATAAACGCCAAAAATGTAGACAAATCATTAATTAAAGATTCGTATTTCACTGGAGCTGAAACCAACGGGTATGAATTGGATTCTGACGTAGAGGAAGGTGATGTAATTGAAGAAAATGGAGAAGAACAAAATTCTGAAATTATGGGCATTATAGCCAATGCAACTGTTGATAACATTGATTTTATCGAAGGTGAAACAGATGAGTATGGGGAAAAAGTTTATCTTTCAGTTGATGGCATCGAAATACCTAGTGAATTGGTTAACCTAGATTTTAGAGTGGTTTATAAACGTTTTCCTACTGGCAAACAGCAGTTATTAAATATTGATATTATTTTAGACCCACAACTCAGAGGCTACGGATTAGGGACTAAGATATATGCAAAAGCTGTTCGTGAGTTTGGCGCAATATGCAGTAGGCACTCAACAAGACATAATGATGACGGTATTAGGGGCATATTTGGAAAACTTAATTCGTTTAACGACATCGCTGTATTTCAAGACACATACAACAATTTCGAAAATGAAACGATATGTGATTACTATGCAATATTGAAATCAGAATTACCAAAATATATGGATAACGAAGAGTAACTACTACAGTTACTCTTTTTTATTTTGTAAATATTTATCAAAAAATAACTTTTGAAAGTTACGTAATATTTATTAAAATTTAGACAGTTACAATTATGATATACGATTTCGCTCAAATGCAAAGGGATTACGCATTATGTTATGCGGACAAATCTCGAATAAAATTCATCGAAACATACCTTAGTACGTTTAATGCGACTAAGGGTAAAAAAACACAATTTCATTGTTTCCCAAGACAAAGGGCATTTCTGAAAGCCCTTTCAGAAAACAGAAATGTTGTTGCAATTAAGCCTAGACAGTGTGGTATTACAACTTTATCTAGCGCATGGGTTACTGGACAATGCGTTTTTGCCTCAAAAGATGCGCCAGAAACTGTTTTGTGTATTGCAAACAAACTTGAGCAAGCACAAGAAATTATTATTAAAATCCGTGATTTCTTAGAGCAAGTACCTCGTTGGATGTGGGGAAACGATTATTTTTCGCCAGACCCAAATTCTGAGAAAAACACGAAATCCATATTCTTAAAAGACGCAAAAGGTGAGTTAAAATTATTCAATGGTTGTAGAGTTATTGCTCGTGCTTCTGGTCCTAATGCCTCTCGTGGTATTTCTGCTGTATCTGTATTGATTCTTGATGAGGCTGCATTTATTGAGGAAGGTGTTGCTGCATTTACTACTGCTGCTGCAACAATGGCATCAAACCCAAACTCCAAAACTGTGATGGTATCTACGCCTAATGGTAGAGACGAGTTGTATTATAATACTTACAGACAAGCACTTAGTAAAGAAAACAACTTTGTCGCTGTACAGTTCCGTTGGTATCAAGACCCTCGTTTTAACAAATATCTTGTTTGGAAAAAGAAGAATGAGGATACAGGTGAATGGATGTTCGACCAAGACCCAATTATTGACGAGGAAGGTGGAATACCATATAATGAAGAAAGATGGGCAAAACTTGAGCATGAAGGTTGGAAGCCATCTGCACCTTGGTACGATGAAATGTGTAAGCAGTTCAACAATGACTCAATGAAAATCGCCCAAGAGCTTGATGTATCGTTCATGGGTTCTGCCGACAACGTTGTTGCACCTGAGTACATTGAAATGCAAGAGAAACTTAACACAAGAGAGCCACTTGCTGATTATGCTGACCCATTGGTTGAAGAAACTTGGTTTTGGAAGAAACCAATCGAAGGACACCGTTATATTCTTGCATGTGACCCATCAAGAGGCGTGTCTGCCGATAGAACAGCCATCGAGATAATTGATATGGATGGTAGGGATGAAAATGGACTACCAATTATTGAGCAAGTTGCTGAATATGTGGGTAAAAAGCTTGGTGATGACATCGGAGCTTTATGCGTACAATATGCCACATTATATAACGATGCATTCGTTGTGGTTGATTGTACTGGTGGTCAAGGTGATGCTGCTATATTGACAATGTTACAATTGGGATATAAGAATCTTTACTATGAGGATTCTAACCAGAAGATGTATACTGTTCAGAGGTCAACAAAGAACTATGACGGATATACAGATAAACTTCCAGGTTTCCACTTCCAAGGAAATCGTTACCCAGTACTTGCTAACTTTGCAGGTCTAGTCCGTAACAATGAGTTTAAGATTCGTTCAGCTAGGGTTATCAATGAGCTTGAGACTTGGATATTCAAGGGAGAAAATGCTAGAATCGACCACCAAGAGGGTGCTCACGATGATACGCTTACATCATTGGCAATGGGATTGTTCGTTATGCAGTTTACATTAAACAGAATACAAAATACAGTAAACAAGGATAAATCAATTCTTAATGCTTATATGATGTCAAATGCTATCAATATGAACAAACCAAGAATTAATTACGGAAATCCAATTACCCCTCAGAATGGTTTGCCATTCTATAATAGCAAGAATATAAACAAGATTGATTCAATACCTAATGGAAATTGCATGTGGGTCTTCGGAACTACTAGATAAAGTGATTAATCTTGATATTTATATTTGAATAATTATTTTTTATATAAAGATTAAAAATGGCTAAGAAAAGTGGAACTGTGTTTCAAGCTCTAGACAAAGCCATAACAGGTAATTGGAATCCTCAAGATACAGTTATGCCTCACGTTAATACCTATGACATGAGTGGCATGGGTAAAGATGTGATTTATAGAACTTCTGATAAGGAGGATTATCTAAGCAAGAAGCTAGAGCTTCAACAGAACAAATATTTGAAAGATAGATGGATTAAGGCAAACGTAAATTTGTCTGTCACCGCATATGCTGGCTTGAATAACGTTAAGCTTATGTATCGTGATGCAGACTTGATGGATGCCTTTCCAGAGATTGGTGCTGCCTTGGACATTGTATCTGAGGAAAGTACCATCACAAACGATAAGGGTATGATTGTCAACGTCTATTCAAAGTCAGACAGAATCAAGAGCATTCTTGAGGATTTGTTTGTGAATAGATTGAATATTCAGTTAACTGGTCAGATGATTATCCGTGCTATGTGTAAGTATGGTAATCAGTTTATGTTATTGGATGTTGATAATAAAAATGGTGTTAAAGGATGGAAACAGATGCCAGTGTTCAATATGGAAAGAATTGAAAATGGTATTCAGAATCCTTATGGAGCTGGTGCTTCAATTGCCGTTAACGGAATAACAAAGGATAATGCTGATATGAGCACACAGTTCATTTGGCTTGATGATAACAACTCACAGATTCCTTTCCGTGACTGGCAGATTGCTCACTTCAGACTTCTTACAAACTCATTGTATTTGCCTTATGGTGTAAGTTATCTTAATGCAGCACGTAGACACTGGCGTATGCTTTCACTTATGGAAGATATGATGCTCATATATCGTCTTGAGCGTTCAATTGAAAGACGTGTATATAAGATATTCGTAGGTGCTATTGATGATGCAGACGTGCAAGCTTACGTTGAGAGAATTGCAAATGAATTTAAGAGAACACCAATTGTTGACCCAATGACAGGTCAGATTGACCTTCGTAAGAACATTTTGTCAGTTGACCAAGATATTTTCATTCCAGTTCGTGATGAAAATGCTCCAACTCCTATTGATACATTGTCTGCTGCTCAAAACATGACAGCATTGGATGACATCAAGTTCGTACAGAATAAGGTGTTGACAGCATTGAGAATACCTAAGTCATTCCTTAATTTTGAGGAAGCTGCTGGTGAAGGTAAGAACCTTGCCCTTATGGATATTCGTTTTACTAGAACAGTAAACAGAATACAGCAAGCATTTTTGATGGAATTGACTAAGGTCGCATCAATTCACTTGTTCCTATTGGGATTCAATGACGAGTTAAATAATTTTACATTGTCAATGAATAATCCATCAACTCAAGCTGAAGGATTGGAGATTGAGAATATGCAGAAGAAGATTGACGCAGTTAGGGATGCGGTTAGTGACCCAGGTAATGGACTTCCAGTTATGTCTCAGACTCGTGCATTGAAACAAATTATGAAATGGTCAGAGAAAGAAATTAAAGAGAACCTTGAAGAGATACGTCTTGAGAAGGGTATCGCTGCTGAACTTGAAAAGACAACTCAAATCATCAAGAAGACTGGTATATTCGATACAGTTGATAGAATATACGGTGAACCAGGTGCCGAATACATGGATGACCAGCAAGGTCAAGGCGGCATGGGTGATGATGGAGGAATGGGAGGCGGTGGCGCAGCCCCTCCACCACCTATGGGTGGAGAAGGTGACATGGGTGGAGACCTCAACGGTTTAGGAGCACCTGGTGATGATGGCAGTGGTGGAGACATTGCTGGAGCCGAAGGTTCAATGCCAACCGCAGATATGGGTACAGACCCTAACGCACCAATGGAAGCGGTCAATAGGAATAAACCATTGATTAATGAACAGAAGAATGTTTTTGATGAATATATGAAAATGTTAAACGAGCACTCTCTTAAACCTCAAGAAGCTGCTTACAAACGTGCAGACGTTTACGACAGTGAATCATTATTGATTAATGAGGAATTCGATAAGATGATTAAAGCTTTAAATAAATTTGTTGTGAATGATTAATAAAGAGCGTGGCGAATGTCACGCTTTTTATTTGACAATGATATTTATAAGAAATAGTGTTTTAATGAAAAAATATATACTA